CCGACAGCACGCTCCTGGCCGCCGGCCACCGTCGCCTGCTCGACGACGGGGACGGCGATTCCTCGCTTGATCAGCAGTTCCGCGACTCCATCCTGCGGGCTGATCGTCTTTCCGACGCGGTATCCAATCCAGCGTTTTACAAGCCGAACAAACATCAGGCAGGCACCCGTAGAATATTGCCGAACCCTCGTTCTGCCGCAGTCGAGCCGTAGTCCTCGGCGCGCCAGAGCAACGCGAATGCGGTCATGTAGGTCCCGGCAGCACCGTCGCCACCAGTCGCTGTAAGGTCGATGTAGCGCTTTCGTCCGCGCAAATCGATCTCGAACAGGAAGCACTTGTTGTCGTCGGTCGCACTGGGCAAAGCGGACGTTGAACCGGAAATGTCGGTCGACGTGCCGTACACCAGCCCGGTGACGTTGGAGTGTCCAGAGCCAGACGAATCCGACTCCGTGACAGCCAGTGCCGCGGCAGCGATATCCATCGCGCCGAAGTAACAGAACACCTGCATGTAGTCGAAACCCTTGGTATCGACCTCTGCGGTTGTCCACGACGCATTGTCGACGATTGCCTGCGGCGGCGTAATCGACACAAATTTACAAAGCTGAGCATGAACCATTTCTGGCACCTTTTGTTTGGGGCAAAATCGCCTGGGAATCACGAACTGGGCGTCGAGAGCATGATCACGGGACCAGCGACCGACGCCGTACCCTTTTCGTGGATGTTGATGTCAAATCGCTGCGTCCCACGAATCGCGAGCTGGTCAGATTCGAAGTAACGTGACGCATCGACCGCGATGGTCACTCCACGCCGGCTTCCCATTGACGCGGCAAGATCCAGATTCCCGAGGTAGCACAGCCCATCCGTGGATGTTTGCGCTGTCGTCGTGCTGTTCATCACTTGGGCGATTTCCACCGGGAATCCCAAAAATTGCAACGCCGCTCCTTGCTGGATCTGTATGGTGGTATTCCCGCCGGCCGCCTCAGCGAGGCGCAGCATCGAGTTTGCCCAGCCAACTCGGGAGATGTACCACTTGGCACCTGCCACGGCGTACTGCGGCAACTTGCCGACCATCGCCTCAAAGTCATCAAGATCAAGGGTTGAAAACGCTGTGTTGCCGGTGGCGGCCGTCACCTTTGAGCCGGCGAGTACGGCATTCTTGACGCCAATTACGCCGCCATAGGTGCTGGTGCCATCGCCGTTGAATCCGCACTCGTCCTCCTTGTCGGCAAATGCGTAGGCAATTTCTGTTGCCAAATCGTCGGCAATGCTGATCGCCGCGTCTTCCGCGATCTCGCTGGAATACTTGCACAGAACCGCCATTTTCCGGGCGGTGAGAGAGACGACATCCCAGCCTTTGTCCGACGCCGTAATTTCGGCCGTCTCAGCCGGAAAATAGGCTGTCACGCCAGACGATCGCCGCGGGACTAGGAGTGTGTCGGAAGTCATCGGCCGGACGCGAACATTGCGGCGGAATACACCGCGTTCTTCCCGCAGGTCGATGATCGCCGTTTCCATCGGCGACGGAACGAGATAGCCGCCGAGGCTGTTGCTGGAAGTTATCGCGGCACGGGTCTCGATGCCGTTCTGACGGCACCATTCTTCGGCGCGAGAGTCACCGCCGAGCGTCGCTAGCACCCATTGACCGCAGGTGTAGGCGTCTTCGGTTGCGTTCTCGCCGCGAAACGATCGCAGCGAGCGGCTTCGTCGCAAGACGCGAACCTCTGGACGCCGCTCGATGCCCTGCTCCCTGCCCGGAGTCTCCGGCGCCGTTCGCCGCTCCGGCTGTTCGGCCGTCGCCTTTTCGTTGATCATCGCCTCAAATCGAGCGATATCCGCTCCGGCCGCGCGGGCCAGTTCGAGCTCCGCGTCGAAAACCGTCCGCTCTTCCTCGTTCAGGTCGCGGGCCTTGTCCCCGTCCTTCGCACCCGACAAAATCGCTTCCGATTTTGCCAAGTGTGCCGCGCGCCGTTCGCGGGCCTGTGCCAGCATCGTTCCAAGATCCATGCTCGTCGCCTCCGATGTGCCGGGCGACGTGCCGAAATACAATTGCGGGCGCGAGTCGCCGGCAGGGTGAAAGAAATCACCTGCTGACGATTCGCGCCCGCAACGGCGGCTGGCGAATCTGTCTCACGCTCCCCAACCAGATCGCAACGGCGTCCAGTTGGCTCGCGGCAGTTCATTGTTCCATTGATGTTACAACAGATCCATCCGCTGTCAAGACATATTTGCCAGCCTGAGCCAATAGGCGGCCATTTCTCTTGGCATACCGACAGACGCCTTGCGGGCTGCATCACGAGATCGCAACGCGATCTCTGTCGCCTTATACGCCGGATACGTCACTGGCGAGACGTCGTACAGATCGACCTGATGCAATTCCCTGATCTGCGTGTCGCCCTCCTGCCGCCACAAATCCCGCTTGGTGATAAACCCGAATGACATCTGTGACATATCCCCGCGGCGAATTTTTGGGGCCAATCGCTGTACGTCTGGGTCAGTCCCGTCCAGCTTGGCAGAGATTCGCAGTCCACGCGAATCCTCGGATAGCTGTAACGTGCCGGAGGCGGTCCTGGCGAGCGGCATCCCGTCGTGATTAATCAAGAGTCTCACATCAGCGCCCGCCGCAATGGTGTCGCGGAAAGCGCCTGGGCGGATGATCTCCCGGAAGCCGCCAAGATCCTCTGACAGCGAGTTGAACACGGCCGCGTATCCCGCAAGCGTCAGTCCGTCGCCGTCGCTTCGCAATTCGATCTCGGCACATTGTCGGTATTCCCTGTCGTTCATGTGATCACCTCTCTGGCGAATTCGGTCGCCCTCCGATTGTCCCATCGCGAGACCAGATCCTCGACGACTCCTAGCAGCGTCGCCGCCGTCGCACTCCCCGCGGCATTGAGCAACGCTGCCCGACTCGCCTCGATGTGTCGGTCTGCAATCTCTCCCGCCGTTAGCGTCGAGTCAGTCGCAATGCCATACGCTCGCACGGTCGGGCCAATCGCGTCCAGGAGCGTCACGCGATGCTCTGGGTAGAATTCGTCAAGCCACGCCAAGAAGTCACTCGGCTTGTTTGCAGCACGCTTCGCGGCATTGGCCTCCTTCGTCAACAGGCGCCCAATCTCACCCGCGATAATGTCACTGAATGCGTGCCGGATCTGCTCACGTCGCACAGCCTCCGACTCGGCGACCGCTTCGCCAGTCGCGTCCCCGGCGTCTCCCTCGATTTGTGGGTCGGGCGTCTTGCTGACCCCCGCCGTCGCCGCTGGAATCATGTTCCCGTTCACCAAGTACACCGTGCCGGCGTCACCCTCGATGGGATTCAATCCTTCCTCGTCGCGGATCTCATTGGCGTTGAGCCACCCGTTCTGACGGCCGACAGCATAGGCGTCGTATCGGCTTTTGAGATCGCCGCGCGACAGGGGGTCAAGATCAAGGCAGGTGAAGTATCGCACTTTTTCTTCCGCACTGAACAATTTGCGATGCGCTTCCTGCTGCATTGCGTGAGCGATCGGCTGGATCGTGAACGTGCGGTATTCAATTCCCTGATGTTCGATGTTCCCGAACGTCGCGCGGCTCAGGTCTCGCAACAGGTGCGGCGGAATCGAAAACCAGCGAGCAACCTCGCCAAGCTGAAACGTCCGCTGCTCAATCAACTGTGCGTCCGTAGATGTCATCTGCATCGGCGTGAAGTCCATCCCCTCTTGCAGCACGGCGATCCGACCAGCCTTGTCAGACCCGCGGTGAAGTGCATCCCATTCAGCGCGGATGTTCTCGCGTGCTTCCTTTTTCAGGACGCCGGGATGCTTAAGTATTCCACCGGGACGAGCACCGTTGCGGAAGCTCGACCCGCTGTACTCCTCGATCCCCAGCGTCAGTCCGATTGAATCCTTTGCACGCTGAATAAACCCCTTGCCCGTGACGCCATCTCCAGACAGCAGGGGGACGTGGTACACATCGGACGGCTCAAGCTCTCTCGCATTCAGCCCGTTTTCGTCGGCGATCGCGTAGTACAGCCGCCCGCTTTTCCGCCTTAAGCATTTCACTCGGGACGGGTGCAACGGCCAGATTTCACGAGGCACGTCCCCCACGCGAACTATTTCGGCCACCATGTTGCCCCACAGGTAGTAACTGGTCAGCATGGTGTGACGCCATGTTGATGCCGTCATCTCCGGGTTGGGCTCAGCGTCCAGCAAAAAACGCAATGCGTGGTCGTATCGCTCGATCGATGTCTCGCCAGACCGCTCGTAAACCTCCCACTCAAGCTGCCCTACGGTCTCGGCAATGACCCGCAGCGCCGCATACACCGCCGACGCCGTGAGAATCGACGACTCCGTTACCGCAACTCCGGATGAGCTTCGATTCGTCAGCGCGTCAGCGACCTGTTGCGGCATTGACCGCGTTGCGGGTGCAATCCAAGAGGCTACGGCTGTGCGGATGTTTGAAATCAGGTTCATAGACTCAGACTCCCGCAGTCCTCGTAGACGCTATGCGTATCGCCAGCTTGCAGCGCAAGCCCGATAGCCATGATGGTCGAAACAACGCCGTCTATTTTGTCGCCACTGCGAGACTTGGACGGTCTTATATTGTCGTTCTTATCACGCTCCGCCGCAACATTGCCAACCATCCACCGCATCACCGGGCATCCAGTGTGCCGCAGTGTTCCCGACGCGATTCGCTTTTCGAATTCCTTCGAAGGCGCCGCAAAGTTGCCGATCGTCTGCGCAAACTTCCCGCCCTCCAATCGGCGTTCGTCGAATCCCGCTTGCGTGAGCAGTTGCAGAAAAGCGGCCGCGTTCCACGGGTCAAACGCCAGCGCCTGAACGTCAAATTGCTCTGACAGCCCACAGACATCCCTTGCAATTTCTGCATAATCACTGACGTTTCCCTGGGTCTGCTTGATCAACCCAAGCTCTGCCCACCGCTTAGCCTGCGCCCTGTCCTGTTTGCCTCGAATGTCGGCCGGCTCTTGCGGCATCCAAAAACGGGGGAAGCAGTACAGCACATCGTCTCGCCGGAACACCAGCGTCAGCGCGTTGATATCGCGGGTTGCCGCCAGGTCGATCGCCGCCCAACAGGGTGCGCCAGCAAAATCATCGAGAGACAGCGAAGCGTCTGCACACGCATCCCATTGATGCAGCGGAATCCACCGTACTGCCTGCTGTGTCCACTGATTCAGGTACAGATTGCGGAACACATTCTCATGCGCCGGATTGTCCTTTGCCGCCTGGCACTCTTCCCGCAAAAAATCAATCGAGACGGAAACACCCAGATTCGGATTCGCCTTTGCCCAAACTTCTTCGGACGTCCAGTCTTCGTGCTCCGCTGCCCCATAGATCACGCCGTAGAATGTCGGGTCTGCGTCTGGGTTGCGAATAGCCTCCTGGGCTCTCCTGTGCATTTCCCAGCAGATTGACGATCGGTCGTGGCCTGCTGTTGTAATCGCGACTACCAGCGGGTTTGATCTGGCACCGCGACCCGAAAGCATCGCATCCCACAAGGTGCGATTCGGTTGCGTGTGCAATTCGTCGAATATCACTCCATGCGGACTCTTGCCGTGTGCGGTATAGCCCTCGGCCGACGTCGCTTCGTACCACCCCGCGTTTTTGGTGCCGAGTATCTTATACTGCCGCAACTCGGCAGCGTCTCGCAGCTTGGCAGTGCCGGCTGTGATCATTTCCCGCGCAGCCTGAAATACTATGGATGCCTGCGACCTGTCGCCGGCACAAGAATAGACTTGTGGTCGATTCTCCCCGTCGCACAGCAACAGGTAGAGTGCAATTCCCGCCGCGAATGTTGACTTGCCGTTCTTTCGCGGCACCTCAATGTATGCGATCCGATAGCGCCGCGTGCCATCGGGGCGGAGCCACCCGAACAGATCGCGCACAATCTTCGCCTGCCACGGCTCCAGAACAAACGGCTGGCCCGCCTTGGCGCCCTCGACGTACCGCAACTGCGTGGAGAAAAAGGTCTCCGCCCGCGTTGCCTGCTTCTGGCTGAAAATGTAGATCACGATCTGCTACCCGAAGTAGTCTTCCTCCTCTGCGATCTCTTGCAATGCCAGCTCTGCACCAGATCCCACGATCTGCTTAAGCAGCGACGCACAGACTCCCGACGCCTGCCGCTCCACCGCGATCAGCGGATGTGGTTTTTCGACACCGAACCGATCGACAGACAACAGGCCGGAGCGTGACAGCACATCTCGGCACTCAGCCGCCCTGTCGGCCTGTTTGCACGCCAATAGCAGCACCTCGTGGCTATGGGCGGGGACTGCCGCACGCCCCCACACGGCGAGCCACAGACGCCTTCCCGCTCCTGCTAGTCCGACTGGTGGCTGGTGGTCCATTTTAAGCATCCAAATCTGTCAAAAATGTGTGCGCGGA